GCCTAAAAATATACTCCTCATCTTTGAGTTAATCTATCACCATTATATTTCCATAGGGAATAATTTTGCGTAAGTGTTCCCTATCACCTTGAATATGTAATTTGCAGAGAACACAGTCAACTCCCCTGTAGACAACATCTCTTTGCACCACTTTGCTATTTTTGATTGTACAACCGGTGGACATCTCACTGGTGTCCATCTCCTGGCTACAAATGCCTCCACTCTACAGTGTGCATCATACAGCTCTCCATACCAATCCTCACTTCTTAATTGCTCTCCATTCTCTCTCACCATCATCTCTGAGTACCTTCCTATCACACTCAATGACTCCAGCTTATCCAATACTGGCGTCTCTTCACTACCCAACCACTCAAGGAATTCCATCAACAACCCTTCGTCCGTTTCTGTAGTCTCCACACTCCATTTCTTCACCACTTCACACTTAAATCTCCAATATCTCTTCCACTCCTCAGGAGATATTTGGGTTCCAAACCTATCTGCTACACTCTTTATGTCATAGCTGTCTCTTGCTAGCATCTCAACCAGCCTATCTCTATCCTTTATTTTATAACCTTTCTCTCTCACTTCATCTTCTATTATGTCAACCCAGTCCTCAGATGCGCTTCTTGCTGGCATCCTTATATACCCCAGCCACCCCTCTGGTGCTGGCGCTTTGCTCTCTAATTCATATATAAAGCCATCAGCATCTGGTATTCCGAATCCATTATCTTCAATTCTACCATGTAGTATACATGGACTGATTGGTAACCATTCTTCACCTTCAAATATTCTTCCCATATGCCCCAGTATGCACCTATATAATATTCTCACCATTATCTCTTCTAATCCACGTCTCCCCATAGACATTATATTCTCTATAGCCGCAGACATTTTTTCACTCACTGTCCCACCTTCACCTTCCCAGTTACCAGATACAAAGTTTCCTAATGCTCTGCATATGCTCGCACCGGCATATCCTCGCTCATATGTCACTCTTAAGAACTCAGCTCTCTTCCCAAATAATTGCTTTGTCACATTCGATTCAAGTCCCATCCGCAATGTTATCGCGTACAACTTCCCAGCCACTGATATATCTTTTACTACACCATCCACATCATCTCCTGCACCTTCATACTCCACAAACGGATCGACTCCATTTATTCTGTTATAACAAATTCTTGCCACATACATATATGCATGATTCAGTACAGAGTTTATCCAGGTCGTCCCTCTCCAACCACTATACATTCCAGACTTCACTGGCTTTTTTGTCCCATCCTTCTTCACCAATTCCATCTTCCCAAATGATATACTTAACCACTTCAAACAGAACTTCATTGAATCTACAGGATCCACACACTCCCCTAGTAGACTTATCACCCTAGCCATACTCTTCCTACTATGTTGTGCGTTAAAGTCTGAGAAGTCGTATGTAAATCTAGTCAATCCCGTCTCCAGTTTGTCATCGAATGCATGGAAGCTTTCATCTCTCACATTTCCTAATCTCACATCTCCTACAGCCACCCCAGCTTCAAATGCCCATAATACATATGAGAATACTATGTAATGATACAGGTTCCCGGGCAACAATGCTCTCTTCGCCGCCGACTCATATTTCGGCACTATCTTAGAGTCATTACGTCCAACCCCCTCTATAACACTGTTTAATATCTTCATCGTCTCTGTTCCATCCTCAAACAGTGATTTCTTGTTGTGTCGTAACTCCAACTCATGTACCACTTTATCTACTATCTGTATAATATACTTCTTCTCTCCTTCATATATAACAGTACTTCCTTTAGCAGCCCAACTTCTTCTACGTTTCCAGAACTCTACAAACTCACCAATCCTTGTATATGCTACCCCATCACATAACCTTCTGTATGCATCTCTTATCCCTTCAACCTCTAGCTTGTCGTACTCTTCGCTTGACCACTCGCCTCCACAATAAGCCATTTTCGTTCCATCCAGCTCCCTCTCTCTCTTCTCAATCTCACTATCCTCATCAACATCATATGTGAACCTGCCATATAACATGTGCATATACATTAGTCTCTGTGTCTCCTGGGCATTCACTTTTACTCCGAAGAATTGTCTCGTTGTCCTCACTAGATCATGGACCTGCTTGCACATATCTATCCAATTGTCGTCTGGTATCAATAACACACCTGATTTCAACACTGCTTCCTGTATTTCTGGTCTTAACCCAACCAAGACACCTCCAACCCATATGATTATACTCGTCACCAGGTTCTGATTTGATCCTTTCCTCTTCATCAATACTTCCTTCATTATATCATTCCTTGAAGTATCAACATTTTCCATCAACCGCCTCAGACCTACACTCCTCTTATTCATGGCCATCTTGCTCTCATATGGGTAGATTTCATTCAAGTCTCCGTTCATCACCTCTTGGTACCCGATCTCTCCCATATTACCACAATCATTGATCTCACAACATATGTCTATCCACATACTTCCATCTCTAAGTCCTTCACTCTCCAGTCTCTTTATTCCATACATCTTCTCTGTATAATAACTGAGACATATCCCTGGTATAGCCCCTTCGTCGAATAACTTCTCCACCACTTTTATATCTACATCATCACTTATTCTTCCTTGCATTACCCACATTGGTACATCTTCACCATATCCAGCTGGCCACCCATTTTCTGGTTTTTTCTTGAATGCTCTAAATGGGGCTGGAATCTCCATCACATCCCACACTAGACATGCCAAATATTGCTCTAATTCCTGCCAAGTGTTATACGTATATACATCAACTGACTTCGTCCTATTCTCCACTATCCTTAGATTATCCACTGCCAATATCCTTTCTAACTCATTCCTATTCCCTAGCCGAGCATTATGAAGTCCTTTACTTGGTATTAATGCCGCAAGTGGAGTCGCTCCCACTTCGAAAGCCATCTCTTCAGTGTGAACTAGTATCACATTCGGCTTTTCCTCGAAATTGTATCTACTCAACACACTGTGTACCATGTCGTACCACTCTCGATTGTGCTCCTCCCATTTGTTTGTCCCCCATCTAATCATTTCTCTTCTCGCTAGGACCAACTTCTCCATGGCTTCTTGATTCCCAATTATATTATCTATATCTAAGAATCCCCATTCCTTAGCTGCAGTGCTTTTGCCTCCTCCAGAAGGTATTATTAGGGCATACAGGCCAGGTATCTCTCTTTCATTGAACCTGTCCACCGATGATCTCATGCTCCTCATGTATTCAATTGTGCACTTACTGCTTCCGAGATATTGTTTCAGTTTCTTTGATATTATTTTATCAGCGTCAAATCTACGACTCGACATTTTTCTTTCTTACTATTAACTCAATAACACTACCAAAATTATCTCTCAATAGTGCTGGAATAAAAATTCAATTGTAACTCAATTTTCTTTTTTATTC